CTCGACCTGGGCAGCGGCCAGCCCTTCTTTTCCCATCAGCAGGAAATTCATCAGGTCCTGTCCCTGTCTTCCGAACAGGGCATAAGCAGCGGCCGCCCGTTCACTTGACGTTTTTAACAAAGTAACCTTTTCGGCAATATCGACCAAGGCATTCGCCGGGGACTTTCGGATCAGAACATCCGCTTTTAATCCCATCAGCTCAAGACCCTTTTTGCCCTCGCCGTAACCGTGAGCGGCTTCGCCCAGGGTACGGACCAGACGCTGCAATCCTTTATGAAGGGTGGCGTTACTGGTCCCGCTTAGATTGGCCGCGTGTTCAAACCCCGCAATGCGTTCCGTGGCGATCCCGAGTTCGTCGGACAGCTTGCCCGTGACATCGATGGCCTGCATGGACTTGACGATCATCAGACTGACCCCGCCCACGCCCGCCACTGCGGCCAGCATGCCGCCGTATTTTAATACCGCGCCGCCGAAACGTTTCATTTTTCCTGCAAAACTACTGACCCGCTTCTCGGCCTTTTTGAAACCGGATGAGAATTTACCCGTCTTTGCGGTCAGCGATACGGCAAGATCCATCAGGCTGCCCATTGCTTTCTCCCTTCTTTGCTTCTGCTATTTTTACGGCAAGTTTAAGTCTTCCCAGCATTTCGTCCTCGGTCTGTGCCTGGTTTTTAATATCAAAATCGGGCATGAAATCTGCTATTTTAAAATTATGTCCCGTGAGATATGCGGCCACAGTGCGGGCAATAATCGCCGCTCTCAGGTCTGCGCGTTCTTCCCCGAACGGTTCAATCTCATTATATGCCCGCCACTCCTGCACTTCACGGCAAGTCATATAACGCCGGATGTCCTGTAAGCTCCAGCCAAGATGGCCGGCCAGTCGCATCAGGAATCGCCGTCCGGGGTGGGCTTTAAATTTTCGACAATCTCTTCCTCGTCTCCGTCTGCGATCCCGTTCAATTCCCTGCCCGCTTCGACCACCCGATCGAGCCCTATCTTGCTTTTTTGCGTCAGAGCGTCAATGTCCGATTTAAAAAAAAGCTTATTTCCATCCGTATCGCAGATGACGATCGATGCAAACCGCGCCCGATAGTCATCCAGGTCGGCTTTTTTCTTGTTGCCGTCTACAATTTCAACAAGGGAATTTTCAAAATCATCCCAGTCACCGGCAGAAATAGTCCGGACGCATACCGTGCCGCCCCATTCCGGGACCGGAACAGTTTGGATTTTTATATCCTCTGCTCCGATGATCTGCTCCCGGCCGAGTATCGGCATTTCCTCCGCGTCAGCTTCTTTCGGCGGGGCCACGCCCTCCATACTGCACTGTTTTTTTTCTTTTTTGTCTTCGTCCATGTTCGCCTCCATGATTTGAAAAGGAAAGCGGGGGCACACAATGCGCCCCCGCAGAATAATAATATTACGCGGGCAATCCTGTGACCGCGCCGGTCACTTTGACCACAACATCAGCCTCCATGCGTTCACCGATCGCAGCGCCGGGGGTATAGCCTTTTATATACCCGCTGAATGCGTATGTATTTGCACTGCCCGCCCAATCGATCGTGATCGTCTCAGCGGCCTGGTCAATGGGTACAGATGCAGACGCATCGTGTTCCACATGCAGGGTCACTTCACCGCCGTCATACAGCGCCGACGGCAAATATGCCTTTGCTGCTGACGTGCCCATATGCGTATTGTCGACATCCTCCCGGCTTGCGCTGGGTCCGTCAACACTGATCAGGTTTGAGGCAAAGCCAGAAGTTCCAAAAGTTACAGTTGTCCCGTGTCCATCAGCCATTTTTAAATCCTTATAATAAAGTTATACATTCAAAAACCAAAAATCATATTCCTGTATCACACTATGAATTCCATCCGTCCGGCCATCGGTAGGGTTGACAAATCCGTCACGCTCGTCCATGAGCCTGATCCGGTTTAGAGTCAGCCGCTTGGTCCCGCTTTCAAGATCGGTTTTTCTGTAAGCATTTAGCATATCCCGGATAATGGTTGCGGCCGCTTTGGCCGCTTCATACCCTTTGCCGAAAATCTCTATTTTTATACTGACATCCGCCAGTCCGTCATAGGCCAGGCCGTCAGCATTGTCAAAATATTCGCTGTCAGCCCGCTCATAAGTCACCAGCGGATACGTTGCTTTGTATCCCGCCTGGGATGGGTATATCCGATCGGCGATGACGGCATGCACATCCGCATTGGTCTGAAGGATATAGACCAGCGCTTCCTCCGGCTGCATTAGTGTCTTTGCCATGCCAAAACCCCTATATTATTGATTAAAAAACCAAAGGTCATATTCCTGGATGACCCGATATATTCCGTCAGTCCGGCCATCAGTCGGATTGTCAAACCCGTCCCGCTCAACAGTCATGCGGATGCTGCGGACCGTCAAATAATATTCGCCCGCTGTGATAGTGCCGGAAAAAGTATGCAGATAGTCCCGGACCCTGGCCGCCACTTCTTTCGCGGTTGCATATCCCTTGCCGTAAATATCCAATTGAAGGGAAACCACGGCCAGGCCGTCGTGGGCCAGGCCCTCCATTGTATCAAAATAAATACTGCCGATCCGGGTATAAAGTATCAGCGGATATGTGTCTTTGAATTTGCCCTGTGCGGGATAAATTCTTTCGCTGACCAGGTCCGTGATCGTGCTTTCGTCCAGCATGGCCCGGCGCAGTGCTTCCTCCGGCTGCATCGGGATAGTCCCGTCCGCTTCGGGTACCCGGTAGACCCAGACCGCCTGTTTGCCCTGGGCGAATCGGGCAGCGTCGATAATATCAATAAACCAGCTGCCGGCATCCCCGTCGCCGATATCAAACCCCAGGATATACTGACCCGCTGCCAGTTCGGTCAGCGTGGGCGATACGCTGCCAGAAACTTCGGCCAGATCCGGGTCAAATACCCGGACAGTCAGATCGCCGACCACCACGCCCGTGGCTGCTGATCCATCCGGGTCCCGGATGCCGAGTTCAATCTGTGCCGTAGCGTCCTCACTGCCCCCGTATTGTACGGCATAGGACTGAAAGGTGGTTGTGTATTCCCTGCCCAGCGGTCCGGTCACAGTGAACGTATAAGCACCTTCAGCGCCGAATGAGGGAATCGGGACAGCAAACCTATATACCCCGATCGGAGTGCTGTCAATCTCAAGCTCTGTGACGCTGATCGCGCCGGAACTTGTGATGTCATCCCCGGCCGGGTTATACAGGACAATCGTGAAGTCTTCAATCACATGACCGGTCTGCCGCTCCCTGGCGGGATTCACGACCGTCAGGAATGAGTAGGCCGTCGATCCGATTAGTTCAAACGATTGATTGCAAGGCATTTATTTTTTATCACCTTTCTCAGCTTCTTTTTTTTCGGCTTCCTTCTTTTTCTTTTCTTCAGCTTCCGCGACTTTCTTTTCTTTGGCTTCAGCTTCTTTCCGTTTGATTTCTTCCTCGTCCGGATTGATCCCTTCATAATCTTTGTTATTAATCACACCGGTTTCAAGATTGATCATACTCGGCAAGATATCAAGCTGTTTAGCCAGGTCTTCACGGTAGTTGATCAATTTGTCGTCGAGTTCTTCGAGCTTTGCCGCCTTTTCCTGGTTCTGCTTAAATATGTCCCTGGGCACTCTTGCGATTACCTGGGCATTAATGACCTTGCCCTCCACGATTTCGGCCATCGGATCGAAAATACTTCCGGCAAGCCAGTTTATCTGATCCGGGTATGCGTCCAGCTTTTCGGCTTCGGCATTCTGCCACTTGACAATCTCTTTCCGTTCCTTTTTCAGATCCTTGACCATGTTCTGCATTGTATAATAATGCGTTCCCTTGATCCGTTTCTGTTTCTTCTTTTTCTCCGCCATGATTTCCCGCCTTTCAACAAAACAAATAAAAAATTAAAGTTCGTCTGCTTCTGGATCTGCGTCGTCATCGTCATCGATGTCTGGTTTTGCGGCTTCAGCTTCAGCAGCTTCGGCAGCTTCTTTTTCGGCCAGTGCTTCAGCGGCCGCGTCGTCCTCTTTGGTTTTAATGCTTTCTGATATCTCCCGGACATCAGCCTTTTTCACTGCGGTCCCGTCATCATTTTTGAATCCGGTTTCCGTCAGCAGTTCATTCAAAACCAGGTCAATGGCTGCCCGGAAAGCTTCACTCCGCCGATGCAGCGGCCGCAGGGGTTCGCCCTCTGTGTCCCTGTCATAAAATTTATGACCGGCCTCAATTTTCATATTCCCATTTAGAATATTCAAAACAAATTCACTGACTGAGGCTTTTCCGTCCTGTCCGATTACAATGACCATCTTTTTTTCCTTTACTGATAAAGTTTAAAAATTAAGTTCCGCCGATACAAATCACTGTTATATTTAGGGCCTGGATATCAATGTCCGGCCCTCCAATATCTGTCGTTCTGATTGCGACTTCTATTGTTTCACCGGCGCCCAGGTCAAAGTTGCTTGAGCTGCCGATGTGTTCTTCCTCGTCTGCAAATTTATTTTCAACATGGGCCTGGCCATTTGCTTCGGCCGCACCAGACCCATCTATTTCGATTCCCGCTTCTATGTGTTTGTTCGCCCCGTCACATTCAAGGCAGACAGTCCAGGCAATATAATATAATCCAGCGGCCACAACCGTCAGCTTTCCGCTGCCGTCATGGGTTACATTGTTAAGAGTTCCGCTTATCATATCAGCGTCGGAGACATTATACCATGTTTCCGCGACCGCATTCGCCTGGGTCCAGCCGATATGATTTCCATGACAAGAACCATTATATAATCCCGTTCCGTCGCCCGTGAAAGACAAGTCGCCTCTGCAAATTACGTCATTCGTATAAAGCAGCCCGTTAATATCCGTTTGACCATTGACCCGGAATTCCCCGGCGCCGACTGCGTCCGGATTGAGAATAATGTCAACTCCGTCAAAGCCGAGCGTGGCGTCAAGTCCGGTCCCGAAAGTCAAATAAACCCCGTCAGGAAAATGAGCGCCGACATGAACTTCCAGATTGTCAGCGTACAGCGTCCCGTCGAAATACCCGTCTTTGAATTCCAGGGCGGCCCCGCCGATGTCTTGAGCGCCGTCTGAAGCCGGCAGCCAATGGCCGGTTGAAAGATCACTTAAAAACTTCCCGCCGATATTCAGTTCATTATCCACATCAACCGCTGACGCGTCAAGATTATATCCAATAATTATATTGCCGTCGCCAGTGGTCAAATTATCGCCGGCCGCATAACCGATTAAGACATTATTGTCCCCGGTGGTCAGTGCGATCCCGGTATGAAAACCGAGCAAGGTCGCCCTTGTGAAAGTGCTTGAACCATCTACCCCAAACCCAGCCTTGGAACCTACCGCAGTATTGAATTCGTTTATGTTCCAATAACCCGCTTGAAATCCCACATAAACATTTTCTCCATGTGTTGTATTTTCGTATCCTGCCATTGCCCCAAGAAATGTATTATATTCGCCTGAAGTAGTTTCAAAGCCGCAGGATCTACCAAAAAAACTGTTCATGCTTCCGGTTGCATGCCACCCGGTCGCTCTCCCGAAAAAGGTGTTATAGTTTCCCGTGATATTTGTGTATCCGGCCTGCGCTCCGATGAATAGATTATCCACCCCGGTCGTCGTATTTAATCCGGCCGCATATCCGATAAAGGTATTTTCATCCCCTTCTGTTATATCATATCCGGCAAGATAACCAATAAACGTATTGTAGTATCCCTCACTCCCCGCCGCATGTGTAAGATTATTATTCCCGGCGACGTCCATTCCGATAAATGTATTTGTAATGCTTTGAATCCAGCGATCAGTAGCCATGTCGCAATTTATAGTGAATATAGAATTGTCAAGGTCTATAGCAAGCCGTTCGTTTGCATTCCACCGCCAGGATACTGCGTTTGTTGCTGTATCAAAATAAAGACCTGAATTGACATCATTATTTATTTGAATAAAATATCCGTCACTCGCCGGGAATTTAATATAAGGCGATGTTGCTCCGACATGAACTTCCAAATTGTCAGCGTACAGCGTCCCGTCGAAATAGCCGTCTTTCCATTCGATCGCAGCCGATCCCAGGTCGGCGGTATCATCAGCCCCCGCAGTGACGGTCCCGGTCGCACTGGCGACAATAAACCTGACAGCGTTTGCGGCATCCTCGTCGCGAATAAAAAAGGAACCGCCTAAATCAAAATACATTGGCTGGCCGGCGGCACTCTGAAAGTGCATATAGGTTGCCGCTGATAAATACCCATAAGCCGCCCAGGTCAGTGCGCCGGTTGAGGAAGCAATTGAAAGCCTTGTGGCGTCAGCGGCATCTTGATCCCTGAAAATATAACTTCCGCCGCAGTCAAGATACATATTTTGACCCGCCGCAGTCTCAAGATAAAGATATGTGTTCCCGATTATTTTGGCCACTCCAGTGACTTGATTATTATTCAGATTAAGAGTGTCGCCCATTACGACAGGGCTTCCACTATTATTCAATTCAACGTGGACCTGAAGCGTGTCAGCATAAAGGACCCCGTCGAAATACCCGTTTTTAAATTCATGGGTTGCATCCCCCAGGTCGACATGGTCATCAGTGGCTGGTCTAAAGGAATCACTTTCAAGAATGACCTGAATGGTCTCAGTGCCGGCGTCCATGACCCGAAAATATAAAGCCCCTTCCTCGGTCCCGTCTCCGATATTTGTATATGTAAATCCTTCAATTGACGCAAAATTTTGAAGTGAAGGAACAGCATTATTTGCTCTGAAATAAACTTGCCCTATTCCATTATACGTTGATCCGGCTTCTGAATTGGTTAAGTAAAAAGCAACGGCTCCAGCAGAATTTACGAATTGCGTTGCTCCCCTTAAAAATGTTATTTGCGAATCGACTATATTAAAAGCCTCTGCTCCATTTTGCCAGAGTTCAAATTCAGTTCCGTTTGTATGCATATAGATATCACCGGAATCACCAAGGATAATGTCATTGTCATTCATGTTAAGGCTGCCGCTGAAGGTGGCGCCGACATGAACTTCCAGGTTGTCAGCGTACAGCGTGCCGTCAAAATATCCGTCTTTCCATTCAAGACCCGCCCCGCCGAGATCATTAGCGTCATCCGCAGAGGGGACTAAATCGTTTTCGACTTCCAGATTGCCGCCGGCCAGGCCCGTCATATAGGTGGTTGTACTCCCGGCCTGAAAGACAATGTCGTCAGCCCCGGTTGCATATATTCTGCCCCGGTGAGCGTTATCGTCAAACCATATTCCGCACCATTGCCCGGCAACACATTCAACTTTTACATAGGCATTTACGCCAGCGCCGCCTACGGCGTGGATCAATTCGTCTGGTGCGCCCCCCGCTCCTATTTTGCCACCATCTGCAACGGTTAGATTTCCGCTCGCTGTATCAAGCGTCATTCTGTTCGCGTTTCCGTCATCCACGTCTCGCCAGTAGACGATCCCACCCGAATCGAAATACATTGACTTTGTCGCTGCACTGATCAGTTGGACATACCCGGTCAATGACTCCAAATATCCGTCATTATTATGCCAAATAAAATTCCCGTTTGAGGTATTTATCGAAACCTTAATTTCGTTTGAATCATCTTTGTCCCTGAAATACCAATGGCCGCCGGCGTCAAAATACATATGATTTGCGGCCGCTGATACAAAGTGACAGTAGCTTGTGGACGACTGAATATACATAGTCCCGCCCTGGGCAGTCATTGAAGCACCGGCCGCCCATGCCAGGGAGCCATTTGTCGAGGCCACGGTCAGCCTGGTGGTGTCACCATCGTCGATGTCCCTGAATAAAAAGTTCGCCCCGAAATCAAAGTAAACATTTGAAGCGGCCGCAGTATTAAAATGCAAATAGGTCGCCCCGTTCATAGGTATGCCTGCGCCCATGTTTATTTCGGTATGAACTTCCAGGGTGTCAACGTAAAGCGTCCCGTCAAAATATCCGTCTTTGAATTCCTGTGCAGCTTTTCCAAGGTCGACCGTATCGTCAGAACTTGGATAAAATGCGCTGACGTTTAACAATGCAAATTCAGCGATGTCGACTTCCCCTAAAATATCAAATCTTGTCACAGGGGTCCCGCCTGAATCGACGGTGTCCATTCGTAATACATTGGCGGCCGCGTTCCATGAGTGCCGTGCTTTTCTTGTCCCGCTTTCTCGCATTTCAAAATAAGATACGGTTGCTGAATTGACCGATATCCTTTCTGCAAATTGAGTGTAGGTCGAATACATATACATCATATCCGTGCCGTCAAGTTTCAATCTAATAGTATTATTTGAGTCAACATATCTTAATGTGCTATTTGATCCCTCGTCATTGTCAAGGATAAATTCCTGGTCTTTTGCGATCGAAACACTGCCGGCGGTCAGGCTTAAATCGCCGGCGGTTATTGACGCGCCGACATGAACTTCCAGGGTGTCAACGTAAAGGGTTCCATCGAAATACCCGTCTTTGAATTCTTTTCCTGCTGCGCCGATGTCATTTGTATTATCGGCCGATGCTTCGATATTTCCATACGTTGTTAAAATTCCGGCCTCGCTTAAATTCATTATTTCGACAGAAGTACTGCCGTGATTAAACCATCTGAATTTTGTATTGGTGCTGTTCTCGTCATAGTCAAGATAAAAGTCCATGAAAGCATTTGCGGCTATTCCGCAGACTCCGCCGATCGACGGCAAAAGGATTGTCTTTTTTGCTGATGCCGGATTGATTTCAACTGCTCCGCCGATGGCAACATTCCCGGTTGCTGAATCAATACTCATTCTGACAGCATCGGAATCGTCCTCGTCTCGAAAATAAAAATAACCCCCGGCATCCATATAAATATGATTACCTGCGGAAGCCCCCAAAAGCAAATAACCGCCATCTCCGCGCACCTGCAAATTTCCGGTTGAGTTTCTCATGGTACCGCCCTGAAAATCCGCTGATCCGGTTGACGAAAAACTTCCAGTATTTGAAGCAATGGTTAATTTTACGGCATAAGAATCGTCTGCGTCCCGAAACTGGAAAGTTCCCCCTGCATCAAAATACATATTCTGAGCAGCAGCAGATCTCAAGTGAATATAGGTATTTGCATTAAGAAGAATTGCACCCGTGGAATTTATATCGTTTCCGTTCATTTGGATATCGGCGTACATGCTGGCGCCGACATGTACTTCCAGCTGGTCGACGTAAAGCGTCCCGTCAA